CGCTCACGGAGTATCCATTCAAGGGCCTGCTTCTTGTCTACTCCAACCGGAGGATCGGATTCGTAGACGTATTCCGCCATCATCTGAGCGGTTCTCATCAACTCAGGGGCGTGGTCTTTTGTGGCCGGTTGTGCTTCAAGGAACTGCTTCAACTGCTGCGGAGTGACATACCCCTGCTCGGCCTTCTCGGACCCGATCTTGCGATCTGCAATAACCTCTGGAGATGGAGCCTTTGGTGGAGGTCCAAATTTTGGAGTCTCAACCGTCTTTCTGGACTCTTCATCTAGGGCGTCCATCCTCTCATACTTCGCAATGATGTCTTTGAGTTCCTGTGGAGACATCTTTCCATATTTGCTGCGCAACTGAGCGAGATAGGCTTCTGGCGTAGGAAGTTTTTTTATGATTTCGCTGTCTGGGTGGTATTTACGCTCCAAGTAATAACCGTCCAAGTCTTTTACAAGACGAGTTCCCAGTTCCTCTTCAAGCCTTTCTGATTCCTCCAAAGCCTTATTGCGTCCCGTCTTTTCTACAACAGGACTTAGCTCTACTTCTGGCTTCTTCTCCTCAACTCTCTCTTCGTCGCTCAGGTCTTGCCCACGCAAAGCCGCATCGTAATCATTTTTAGAGAGCATCCAACCCGCATCCGTCTTTGCCTTGTCGGTTCCCCGGTTCCTGCGGTATGCCGTCTCCCTCAGTTCCTTCGAGAAAACTCTGTTGAACTTGTCAACCGGCTTCTCCAAAGCCTTTTCAGTTGAGTCAAACATTCCGGCCTGAGTATCCTCATCCGAAATCCACCGCTTCATACGGTCGCTGAATGCCCGTGGAGCGGCTACGTCCGAAGCGTGAAGTGCTCTCCACAAAGCCTCCACAACTCTACCGGGCTCCTGTGGAACCTCTTGCTCCATTACAGCCAAATCAATTTGGCTTGGAGCGTAAACAGCTTCCCACCTGTCGCGGTTTACCGATCTCTCTGGGTCTACGCGAGCCGTCAATGCTGTTGCTCGGAGAGCGTCTTTGATCTGCTCCGTAAGGTCCAGTTCTGGAAACGCCTTCAGCCGTGACACATAACCGATAGACTTTTCAAAAGCCCTCGATGCGCTGTCGTCTTTGATTGCCTCCAGTATGTCTGGGTCTTGAATGGAATATCCGATCATCGCCTTACGGAAAAGCCTTTCTCCCTCTTCCGTGAGCACATCGTTTCCCATCTTGTCTTTCGTGAACCAAAGAGACGCCTGTGAAGTAGGAATGTCAAAACGTGCTGCTACGATCTCCGCAAAGGCAAGAGGATTTTGTCTCATTGCGGCATCCAAGCCGCCTTCCGAATCTTCTACAAGCCGCCCGATCTTATTGACTACATCATCATCGAGACTTCTTCCGTAGACCAATCCCTTCTGAGCTTCGCTGATGTTGTCGGCTTCCGATTCGTTGAAGAGTAGCCCGAGTTTGGTTGCTTCCTCCATCGTCTGAATCGGTTCGTCCATCATGCGGACTACGAGATAAAACTGACCATCATCCGGGTACACGCCAATTCCGTTTTCCTTGGCAAGCGCGGCCATCCTCCCCTTGAGGCTTTCAATGGCGATTGCTTTCTCTTCCGGGTCGGATATTTCATTGAGCACTTGAAGATGCTTCAACAGCCTTTGAAGCCTTCCATTGCCGCTTACCGTGCGGCCCCCAGGCTCAACCAACGGAGGTCCAGATAGAGCATCAATCGTCTTGTTTGAATACTTGGCGAAATTGTAGCCCGAAGTCTTGCCGTCTTGCGATACTGCAAACCGCTGTGCGTCAATTCGTCTCTGAAGAACAGTTCTCTCGTTCGGCTCCCTCGGCTGCAACTGCTTCGGAAACAACTTCTCGTCTGTCCGAACAAGGTTGTCACCGTCCCACTGGTGAGAAATGATTACTGCGCCCGATGGGACTAATTCATAGTGAGCCTTGATCTGCCGGTTGTTCTGGTCAATAGTCGTAGCGTTGCCGATGAGATGGATTGAGATTGGACTGCGCCCCGGAAAGTCTCCCTTCGGCCCCGCCTTGGCCTTCGCTTCTGCGGCCTGAGCCGCTGCCTCCTGTGCTAACTTCTTGGCTTCCTCGGCCTTCTTTTCCGCCTCTTCAGCCTTGGCCGTTGCGCTCTCTGGAGTGTCGTCCTTGGCGATCACCGGGTTTGCGGCGTCTTCTGCGGCTTTTACTGCCTTCGCGTGTGCCGCGTCTTTGCGGTTATCAGCCGCTTCAGCCTGCTTGTCGGCCTGCGCCTGCGTCTTTGGCTCTGGATCGCGTACCTTGCCCTCCATACGGTCCTTGACGCCGTCCACGAGCATCCGTTGATGGACTAGGTACGGCTTCTCGAAGGCAACCTTCTCTTTCTCCTCGGCGGTCCAGTCGCGGTCGTGCGTGATCTCTCCGCGCTCCAAAATTTGGAGTACTCGACGGCTTGGATTCAGCCGGTCGAATGGAAGCGGATTCGCCTGCCCAGATCTCAAGAATGTCTGACCGTTCTTCTCTTCGACAATCCACGGTCTGTCCGGTTTGAATGGATCTGAAACCTTGTCGCCAACTTCAAGCGAAGCCGCCTTGCCTTCAGGAGTCCCAGGTTCTCTTTCTGACAGTCCGATCCGCATCACTTCATCCGGCGTCACAGCAAACTGCTTTGCCAGTTGGTTGATGATGTTGTTCGGATCGTTGGAGGCTTTGTAGGCCGCTCTCCTCTGTACCCTTGCCTTGCGGATTTCCTCTGGGACCGGAGGCCGTCCAAGGAACTTCTCACGCCGTAACGACTTCTCCGGCTCATCGGCGCGTTCCCCGGTGATCGTTGCCCCTTCGAGACCGGCGTTCTGTTGAGCAAGTCGCAGTTCCCGGTCGAACTCCTCTCTGCGGACTCCGATCTGCCTCTTGATGTCGCGGTTTCTGGAGAAGTCAGCCCTGCGCTCCAAACGGGTCTTAGTGCCGTACCCAACCCTGCCCGAAGCCGCAATCTGCATCGCCTGATTCGAGTACGTCCCCCGCTTTATCAGTGGTACAGTCTCACCATCCGAAGAGTGAAGGATTCCCTTGGCGTCGAGTGTCCACTTCACGCCCTTCTTCGAGATGATGTAGTCTCCCGGTTGGTAGACGTGGTGAAGATTCCTTTCGATGTCCAGTCTTGCGAGTTCCGGCAATCCCTCAAGTACCGCCTGAACCTCTTCATCACTGGCCCCTGAGTCACGCAAACTAGCTTCCACTTCCGAAGCGTAGTCTGTAGACGATTTATCGCTGAAAGGCCCGCTGAGACGGCCTTCACGAGCCGCCATGATTATGTCTGGGAGTTTGGATTTATCTGCGATACCGGCACGTTTCTGAGCTTCAGTTGTGTTGATCTCTCCCTCGATCAACTGCCTACGAATTTCTCCTAGTGTTTCGGCTTTCTTCACTTCCTCGGCTGTGGCTTCCGGTTGTGCTGCCATACCATCAGCCGCAAGTTTCAGCGAAGACAGTCTTGCAACCGTGTCCGAAGTTTGAGGATCGGCATTGAAGTACAGTGATTCTGGAGTCTCGGTGAAATTCCCGGTACGGTCCAGCCACTCAACCCCGCGAGGAGTCTGACGGTAAACTGAATGTCTCTCTCCATCGGTTCCAACGCCGAATCTGTTTTCCTCTCCCCAATACTGAATTGGATAGGAGACGTGGCCTGATTCGTCCACATCGGCTTCAACGTGGCGTGAGGTTTCTTCTTCTGTTGGAATTTCAGCAACCGCTTGACGGCTTGCGTAAGCCTCCTCCCGTCCCTTGGTGATCTCTTCTGCGGTCTGCTGAATAGCTTGCCGTGATTCCGCCGCTTCCTTGCGGTCTTGTGCGCGGATCTCTTGGATCGCGGCATCTCTCGCTCCCACAAACTGAGCGCTCTCTTCTGTCTGCTGCCGGAGTTCTTCGGTGCGCTGTTGAACCTTGGCCTTGAGAACGTCAAGGACTTTCCCTACCTGCTCTCTTCTTGCTGTTTCGGATCTCTCCGCGTGAAGATCATTGATTACACGACTTGCCGCATTTGGATTCCAGGCCGATTGGATCGCTTCGCTGTACCTGCGATGCAACCGCTTAACCTGCTTTTCCATCTCCTTTGCGCTGGCACCTGCGGCTTCCTTGAACTTAGGATCATCGTCAATCAACCTCTGAATCATGAGCGCCTGTTGCTTATCGCTCAACTGGGAGAACTTCTTTTCCGGGTAGACCTTACTCGTGGTGTCGTCAAGCGCAGTACTAATCTCGGCATGGGCTTGCATTGACCGCACGCCGCCAACAGCCATCAAACCGTTTACTAGGCCGTCTAACGTGTAACCAACCGCCTCGGAGACATTGCCCTTCTTTCCTTCATTCCATGCGGAGCCAAAAGACTCTGCGCTCCCGGTCGCCATCTGCGCCGTGAATCCAGCATGAGCAAGCTGGCTTGTCGTCCTGACTGTCCTCTGTGTGAAACGAGCAGCCTTCGCTACCGCCGTTACATCTGTCCCGACTTCAGGGAGAACACTTTCGAGTGTTCCTGTGCCCATCGAAGCAATCTCGATAGCCGCCATGTCTGGTGTTGTGAATCCGGCGATTAGATTGTCAAGATGAGACTGGAGAGAACCTGCCGTCTTCCCGAAGTGCTTGTCAACCCAACTTGCATCCTTGTAGGTATTGAACGCATAGTCTTGTCGGGTTTGACCGGAGATTGACGCTACGAGTGGGGCCTCTGCCGCCTCTTGAGTTGAAACGTGGTACGGCTTTCCTTGAGAATCCTTGTCTCCTGCCCCTAAGACATTAAGGATTCCGGCCTTCAAGTTCGTCCACTTTGGCGCGGCCCATTGTCCAGCCCGCATCATCGCTCTCTGCGCCGTATTCGATGATCCGTATTCAACGGAATCATCTTCCGACATTCCCTTTGCCCTTGCCTCGGCGTAACCTTTTGCGAATTGCTCTGGATCTCCAAAGATGAACTGATTCCTGCGGTCCTCTTCGCTCATCGAACGCACGTTATCAGCTAGACCTTTGACCTCCTCTGGGGTCATGGTCTTGGGAGTCGTGTCGCTCCACTGCATTCCAAGGGCAAACTGCTGCGCCCTATCCGGGTTCATACCCTGCTTGATGGCGTATTCGTATTCGTTGACGCGCAACTGTGCGCGGTCTGGAGACTGACCTTCACCGACCGTTGCTTGGAAAATCTTTTCTTGCGGGGTAGGCTCTACGGGATGAAGGGTTGCGCCATTAGGCAAGCCAGATACAGGCTGACTCCCTACATCTACTTTGGCCTGAGTTTGCTTGGGAGAAATCGGTTCTACTACTGCTCCGGCAGGCAAACCGCGAATAGCCCCATTCGATGCCACAATAGGTTCGACAGTTGCGCCGGATGGAAGACCTTTGATTTCTTGATCGAGAACCGCCACCAGATTCTCTCCCTAATGAACGTTCTTATTTACACAAAATTGGCATTTCTTGGGATCATCCTCTGGATCGTCTGGATCGTGAGGAGCAACACACATAAGGACATAAAGGAGATGTAGACCCTCTTTACTGGCCCACCACTTAATCTCTTCAAATTGAGAAGAGAACTCAGGTATATAAAACTTACCTAGCTCCTCGATGGCTGATGGGTTTTCTTGAGTCGAACGAGCGCAATTAGTCAGAGCGGTCACAACATTTCCTATCCAATCTCTTTCAATTTCCTCGCCTGCTAGGACGAATCTTCCGATTAAACGCTCATGCTCCATTTTCCATCTCCCTATCTCCAAAATGTGGGGTTATTTTCCTAGCGGGACGAACTGCCCGTTCACAGCGTAGCCGATCAATTTTCCGTTCGCGTCCTTGACTCTCGCAGTAGCTCCCGGTGGAGGATTTTCTGCCGTCGATCCACTCTGAGAACCCGGCGTCCCTCCAATCGAAGCTACGGCGGCGTCGTATTCTTCAGCGATGCTTCTCTTTGCATCTTCGAGAAAAGACTTAGCTCTGGAGTAGGCCGAGTCTTTTGCTTCTTGTGCGGTCTGGAGAATTGATGGATCGTTAGAACTGACAGATGCCTTCTGAGCCTTGGCAAACTGAATGTCTGCATCTGTGATGTCTTTCTGGTACTGCGCTTCAGCCTTGCGGTAGTCTTCCTTCTGTTTCGTGACCGCCTGCCGGGTGACCTGCGCTGTCGTCGCTGTCTGCTTTCCGCCCGGTGGAGGAGTGATTCCCGTCTGTGATCCAGCCTTCGCGGTCTTGCCAGCCTGCGGTGGAGCGGTGATTGGACCCTTTGCACCCGCCTTTTTCTCTCCTCGGCTGTGGAGAGTGTTGGCGTAGGCATCGGCGTCCTTCGAGTTGGCGAACTTTCCGAGATTCTCTCCGGTCTCCTCATAGTGCTTCCGTGCGGCCTCGAACATCGCTTTCTCTTCGGGGCTTCCCGGCTTCGGCTTCTTGCCGTCTGGGGTAAGGAATTTCCCATTCACGACCGTTGGAACCAGAACCTCTTTTCCGTCCTGCTCAAATGAAGTCGAATACTCGCTGCTGTGATCTCCTCCGGCATTCTGTACGGTAGGACGATTCCAGATCGGGAGATTCCCTTCCTCGACCATTCCCTTCGGCTTGGCACCAACCGTGAACTGAGTCGATCCTTTGGGCGCTGTTGGCGGCACGCTTTGGGCCGCTGGAGCCGCCTTCGCTGCCGGAGGAGGGGTGATAGGCCCAGAACCAGGAGATGACTGCTGTGAAGCCGCTGGAGGCTCGCCGAACACCTTTTCTGGAAGAGGAGATACTCCGGCAGGAGTCTTGATTGGGTCGGAGACTTTCCTCGTGGTCGTGGACCTGTTCCCGCTCGTATCCGTAGTCGAATAACTGTAGGTTGTCTGCCCACTCGACTGAGCCTTAGAACGAGCACGCATCGCGTCAACGTACTCCAACTGCTGAACCGAGAGTTTATCCCTAGTCGTCCCCCAAGCCCGCGCTGCCGCGTCGTAATACATATTCGACTGCGATTCATTGGTTGGAGTCTTCTCGTATTTCTTCCAACCAGGAGGGGGTTCCTCTCCCACTGCAATTTGATGGAAGTTCCCAGCCTCATCCACAAACCAATCCGGCTTAGTCTTGTCTCGGTTCTCCATCGCATAGCGGTTTCTGGCCGTAGCAAGACCGTTCTGCGGATCGTTGATCTGTTTCTGTACTTCCGGGGGAAGTTTGGCTATCTCTTCAGGAGTCATCTTCCCGTACATCGCCAGCATGTTCCGGTCGTTTACTTTCTGCTGCTGTTCCTGATTCTGGCTTTGCGCTGTCTGCAATTCCAAATTTTGGACTTGAGCCTGCGGAGTCAACCCAGGCGGCTTCGGCTGCATGGTAATCAGGGCAATCTGCGGGATGATGTGAGGGTTCGCCGCGAAGAAGTCCTTGATGTTGTTGAATCCCGCGCTGGCTGCACCCTTCTTCTTCTTGTCGTCCGGTGACTTTACGGGGTCTGAGTCCGTTGCGTTCTTCTTCCCCTTCTGAGTCTTATCTGGCATGACGAACTGAGACTTAGCCTGCTTCCCGGCTTGGAAAGCGGTCGTGTACGCCTGATAAGCGGCCTGAGCCGCTGGATCATCCTGCTTGCCGCCAGCCTTCGTAAGAGCGTTTTGGTACTCAGTGTACGCGGCCTCTGAAGCCGCATCTGCCGCGTTGATTGTCGCCTGTGCCTGAGCCTGCTTCTTGGCCTCCTTTTGCTGGTGGCCCATCATGAAGCCCTTGAGCAGAGAATCCCCAATCGCTAAAGCCCCGGTCCCCTTGTGTCCACCAAACTGTCCCTCCAATGGCCCTGCCGGTCTCGTCTGCTGCTCTATCGCCTGCGGCGGGATCTGCAAGAGGGGAACTGTGCTCGTGTACGGAGAAATCTGGAGGGGATCATTCTGCACTGGCATCTACATCCCTCCCGCGAAGCTGGCCGCTGCTCCTGCCAATCCCGTAATCGCTCCAAGCTGAGCCTGCTTCTGCTCGTTCTGGAGTTGCTGCAAGTTTCCGTACTGGTTGGCCGCTGCATTCATGCCTTGCATCCCTGTGCCGGTCGCGGCTGTTCCCTGACTAACGTTCTGACCTCCAAGACTGGCTAGAGAAGGAAACGCATTCGTATAAGATCCGGTCGTGAGATTGCTGATCCCCGCTCCCTTAGACAAATCCGCTTCAGATATCGCAAGGTCTCTCGCTCCACCCCTCGGAGCGTCCTGCATTATTTTCGAGAGTTGCTGATTGGACTGACCTGTAATCTGCTGTATGGCCGGTGCGTTTGCCCTTGCGAGTGCGTTGGGGTCTCCGGTGGCGAGCTTGCCGTAATACGTGTTCGCCTTTTCGAGTCCAGGCAAAGCCATGTTGAAGAGAGTAGAACCCTCTTGGGCTGATTGCTGGCCTGTACTTGCCATCACATCTGCAAGGTTGGCCTGACTCGCCTGTAGTTGGTCGGACTCGCCAGAGGGTTTTCCGATTGGAGTCTCTCCCTTCCCCTTTCAGAAGGGTACTGCAATCAAATCATTCACTGCCATAGAATTTTAATCGGAGTAGAATAAAGGGTGTCGAGAGTTGGACGCTCCCGGCTCACACCAACCGGAAATGAGGTTTCCGATGACACCCCAAAGAATTGTACCCCAATTTGAAGAAGCATTGCCTTTCAAGGTAAACGGGGTCTACTGTCGTTTCATACGCCTAAGCCGTGGACTCATAGCAATTGTCAACGCAGATCACTATGAAGACCTGATGCGGTGGGGATGGTATGCACTGAGCATTAGGGGAAAGTTTTACGCCGCTCGAAAAACCAGACTAGACGAAAAAGAGAAGCGCGAAACTATCCTTATGCACCGATACCTTCTAGGGCTACACTTTGGCGATGAACGCCAAGGAGACCACAAGAACCTAGACTCGCTAAACAATCTCCTTACTGACAATCCCGACACGACCAATCTCCGCATTGCCAGCGACCTTGACAATCGACACAATACAGGAAAAAGAAGAACCAATACCTCCGGTTTTAAGTGTGTCCGGTTCGATAAAAAGGCTTCTCCGAACAATCCGTGGAGTTCTCGAATAAGAACAAATGGAAAAGAAATACACTTGGGAATGCACGCCACACCAGAACTTGCCAGCAAAGCCTATGACGAAGCGGCCAAGAAATACTTCGGCAAGTTCGCCCGTTCAAAGTGAAGCAGGTTCCATCCTTTGTAGTTCAAACCATTCCTCGAAGCCGGGGAGATAATCATTTTTCTCGATCATCGTCACCCGCGCACCTTCAAGTGCCCCATTATGGAAGTGCCTCTTAGGAACGATGGCGACTTGCTTGAAGCCCAAATGCTCTGCGAAGTTTTTGGCTGCGATGTTCGATTCAAGCATGATCCCGTGGATCACATCGACCTTCATTGCTACCATCCAGTAGGCAAGTCCGAGTCTTCCAAGGTCTCGCGCATCACTTGTCTTTCCGGCGTCGTCAAAGAATCCGAAGCCGCAGAGAGCCGCCCGCGCTCCGTCCACTCCAACCGGATTGTCCAGCCACGAAAACCCGACCGGCCTGATCGTTTTGTCCTCTTCGATGCGGCCCAGAACTTGCATTGTCTTTCTTTTATGAAAGAAGTCCACAAAGGCATCCATGTTGAGGTCGTCGCCGCAGAAGATCATCTCGATCTTCCCGGCTTCGCGGGCCTTGGTGTAGAGAAACGGAAGCATTCCATCCCGGTAGACCGGGGTTCCTGGCATGTAGGGAAACACTCCGAGGGCTTCGGTTTGATAGTAGTCCCAACAATTCTTGTCCAGTGTCATAGCTCTTTTCCCTTCATCTCCAACAACTGCGCGGCCAGCGTCTCGTGATGCCCCGAATGAAGCAAGTGCATCCCCTTCACCGAAGCCAGCCATAAACTGATGTTTCCGTTGTAGTGGGCTTGCAATTGGTGGGCGTCCGTTCCGTAAGTCTTGACCGGACCATGCACACCCTTCTCATTCACAGCCACAACGTCAACTTCCATGTAGCCCGTGACCGCATGAACCTTCGCGTCTTTGACTACGATTTTCATAGCTTCCACATCCCCTTTCCACGGACCCCATGAGCAATCAGCATAGCCATCGCAAGATCGTTAGAATTGTCGCGGCTTTGGCCGAAAACCTGCAATTCTTCCCGAAGTCGGAAACTATGAAGGAATGGCTCTCTCATTTGAAGACCCATCTTCATGCTTTCGATTATGACCTCTTTGGTCCTCATCGTCGTGACGAACCCGTTATCGTAATAGGTTCCCTTTCGCTGCCAATACAAATTCGGATACTTCATCTCTTCGGCGTAGCGGACGCACTCAATACCGAATCCGTTTGATTCAATGACAAGCAAGGCATTGTTATAGAGTCTCCCCAGCCACATAGCCGTTTGCATTTGCCCGATTGGGGCGATTCCCTCCATAAGAACCTCAGCTATTTGATGTCCCCAATCCCCGACTATCTGGATAGCCGCAGGATCACCTTTCTTATTTCCCGACGAAGGATCGATGGCTATTGTGTATTTCGCCGCCGCTATTGGGAGCTCCCAAATATGCAAAGGTGATTCGCTTGTTAGACGACTTGCGCGGCGCGGTTCAATCATGATCGACGGCGAATCGCTAATCTCCCCAACCCAAACCGGCTCTTTCCACGGCTGCTTATCCAACCACTCTCTCGGGAATACCGTTTCAATTGCACTCTGCATAATCACCCTCCCCATTCCAAATTTTGGAATCTAAAACCTTGAACCTGCGTTCGCTGTGCTTACGATGGATGGAGTTGCCCCTCCAGCGGTCCCCACTTGAACATGACCACTCGAATTAATGCTGACAACCGCAAGCAATTGGAACCCGTCTCCAGAGATTCCAAGCCGGTGAAATGGCGTGTCCGAAGCCGATGGAAGTGTAGACAGATTCACCTTGTTGAATGACTTGTCCAAATAGTAATAAGAGACTCCACCTGTCTCTACAGTCCCCCCAGCGCCAGACACTCCGCTGGTTACGTTGATTGTGAACGATGTAGGACTGAGAATGCTTGCGATTGGGTACGTTCCGTCAATTTGCCCGGTCCCTGAAATGTAAATCACCGTATTTGCGGCCAAGGCCGGGGATGGAGTCGAGGATAAATTCACGGTCGCCACACCCAATGCAACCGTAAACGTAGAAATGGAGTAGTTTGCCGGATTGGTCAATACATCCGTCCGCGAAGGCAAGTACCTCTTGCTCCCATCTCCCATTTGCAAGATGCTTGCCGGGATCGTGACGGTCGTTGATCCACCACCAGAACTAACGATTGGATTGATGCTGTTCGAGTTCGGCGGCGTCGATAGCAGGTTGTTGAGCCAACTTGAACTATTCTCTCGCTGATCTTTGCTGTTGAGCATACGGTACGTTGCCAGCGGAACTTTACCGTTCGCCTGGAGATGAGGACGAAGCGCCTCCGCAGAATACTTCGTTTCGGCCTGCCCGCTTGTCAGAACATCCGATTCTGATTCAGCAGGTCCTACGTTCGTGATCTTGTTCCCGCTCAGATTGAGATGCCCGCTTAACTCTACCTCGCCAGAATGCCCGCCGAGGATATTCACGGCGTCCTGCAAGTTGCTCATCTGGATTTGTTCAGGAAGAGACAGTGAGGAGAACGTCATCTTTCCGAGTTTAGGAGACTTCGGCATAAATTATCTACACCAGTGGAGAAGTATACCAACAGCGAAAACAACTGACCAATAAAACACCCACTCCTTCTCGTATTCGTATGGCTCTCTCATTGCCCCTCCATGTAATGATGATAACCCATGTTCGCAGTTTGTACACGCCGGGATTCCTCCCGGCTTGTCCAGCCAGTCGCAAAGAAGAGATTTTGGTCAACGAGATTTAACCACTAGGCGGGAGGTTGCATCGAGGATTTTGAGTGGAACTGGCTAATTGCTTACATAGTAGCACAATCAGGCTGCTACCTTCTTCTTGCACATCTCGCACGCTTCCTCGTGCTCCACCTGAAGCCGCTGCGCTTCACGGAAGATCAACGCATACCGCGCCTTGCGCCGATGGTCGCAGGACTGCCGGTAGCCGTCCATCGCGGCTGCTTCGGCCCTCTGCAATTCCTTCATCGTCTCGCACAGCATCGGTTCTACTCCTGAATCGTTCTGCCAGCCGCCCATACACCGAAAATAGATCAGCATCAAAATGAACTGGTTGACTCAAAGCAAGCTCCAAAATTTGGAATCACAGGGGACGGACTCTCCCGCCCCCTGTCGGCGTCTGCTGGTTGTTGCAACGGCGTCCCCTACGGATTATTTAACGTGCGTCACGTATCGCACAGGGGGACTTTTCAATGGTTGCAGAGGACGGATTTGAACCGCCGACCTCGTGGTTATGAGCCACGCGAGATGACCGGGCTTCTCCACTCTGCAAAATCATTATGCTACGGATCTCCCATGTTGGCAAGTATCTATGTGTGCAAATAGGTACATCCAGTTTCAGTTCTTCGGATTCCAATTGGGTTGAGGTATACCCCATGCTTGGAATTGTCATCACCCTGATTGTGATCGGCGTTTTGCTCTGGCTCGTCAACACCTATATACCGATGGACGCCAACATCAAGAAGATCCTCATTGCGGTCGTCGTAATCTGCGTGGTCCTGTGGCTTCTGAATATGTTTGGAGCGTTCGCTTACCTACCCGGCTCTGGAACACATTCTCTCCCAGGTCCTTGCCGCTAAGGTTGAACGAATAGTTTTCTCTTACTAGTAGTCAACGCTCTCTCTAGGCTCCAATTCATGGGGCCTAGACGATCAGCTTTAGTTTTCTACAATCAAAACTTTCTCATAACCTCTCCCTTGGCAGAGCGCTTTAGTCCAGAGGCACGTATCGGCCCACCACTGGAAATCTCCTGTCGAAGTTGCGACTAGGCGTATCGTGCGGAATGACACTGCCGGTAGCCGTTTCCTCATGGGGTTTCGTATACCGCCAGCCGTGGGCATGGTGAAGGTATACCCAGGAATCGGAGATGAGTCATAGAAAACCTGAACCGTGATCGGAGCCGTCGCGCTGTACTGCGCGAAAAAGTCTCGGCATATTTTGCTGTCTGTTATTCCACAATTCAGGTCGTAAGTGTCCAGCGTTCTGCGCGTCCTTGGGAGGACGATAGCTTCGATTGTGGCTTGGTATAGATAAGCGAATTGTGAAACGTTCCCCGTAATCAGGAGAGAGCACTTGTACGCTTGCTGCCCGTCTCCACCGTTGATCGGAGCGAAGTTGACTTTTCCGCGCTGCGTATTGCTGAAGGTTCCGAGAGGCACGGTAATATCGCCATCGTTGAACAAGAGCGATGCGCTTAGAGTCTGACCTCCAGTGTTGCAATCTATCTGCGGGCAATTGTAGTTCTTCGGATTCGCAGGGCTGGATTGGAACGAGTAAGCGGTTTGGAGATTAAGAGCGATTGGTCCGACCGCGAGCACGCCATTGACGTTGACCTGATCGTAGGGAAGTGGTTGCCGGTCGATGTGGACTAGGCCGTTTGAGTCTCCGTAAAGCAACTGATTCGTGTCGGCCTCCAGCATCAGGCATTGCGCATCCACGTCATCGTTCCTGAATCGCTTATATTCAGAATGAGCAATCATCCGATGCCGCTTGCTATCCACTCCGACGTAGCTGAAAAATACCATCGAGTTCCAGTACGCTCCCACGGTTTGAGCCAGCTTCGTTTGGTCCGCTTCGACAATAGGTGTAGAGCCGATTCCTTGAAATATGAATTCAATCTGGAGGCTCATGTACTGCGATGCTCCTCCGGCGAAGGCTCGTAATCCGTCAGCAGCCTGATAAGCAATCATCTCCTCGGTCGCCACAAATCCGAACGATGCCACGCAAGCGTGTTTGCAGGCGGTGGGAAACGGAGGCTGGCTGGCCGGTGACTCTGGCGGGATCATCCACCACCCACTCTTGATGGTTGAGACAAAGATGTTCCCCTTGTAGGGAGCAACGGCTGTGATGTAGTCATCCGGCGTCGAGACGATGACGTTGTTTGCCTGCCCAACGTACTGAGGAGCATTGCCTGTGCTGAAGTACAGCGTTGACGGATTGTTGGGGTCTCCCCAGTACCACGCCTTGTTGAAGGCGATTACCATCCCAAAGACAGGCTGACCTACCTGAATAGAAGCCTGTATGTTCTCCCCTGGGGAATGATCGTTCTGCACATACGCTTCAAAAAAACCAGCCCCAACCTCTGTCACAACTACGGTCTCAAAGTTGTTTTGGATCGAAGTTGGATTCCCCAAAGTCACTTGCTGGCGCACTGAGATGTTCGCCATTGAAACAGGAACCATAGTCTGTACGCTTCCACCAAGAATCGCATTCTGGAGAGTCGTGTTGACCGGGACTGGGAGTAGGCTTGGTACTGGAACATCGTTCGTGAACGAGACAAAAGGTGCTCCTGCAATCTGGTAGTCCGGCGCTGTGTCTGTGTACTGAACAATACCGCCTGCGGCTATGTTGATCGGGATTTGATCTATCCTGCGGAAATTGTCTCCAAGCGTTCCCCCTCGTCTGTAGATTCTCGCGTACCCTATTTGCCCGTCCTGCAACTGCCCTGCGGGTCCGTAGGTCGTCACGTTCATATTTAACAACACCGGATGTCTTCGCGGGTATACCCAATTCGTTTGGTTGGGAGGGTTCTGGTTCGTCATGATCGGCGACGGGTTTGACTCCGTTCCGTCTACCGGGTTCAGGAACGTCCAAACGTAGTCATAAGCCACTCCTCCTAGTGTGTCCGGCCCCGCTCCACCAAACAATACAAGAGACGAAAGTTTTATGGTCGCGCTCGTGTTGTCGTTGGTCACTATCTGAATCTGATAGCCGTTGACGTTCGACCAGTTGTAGACAGGATCACCGTAATCCGCTCGCCCCGATCCTGCGAAGTCCGAAAGCTGGAAAAGCAGCGGCGTCCAGTTGTTGAGTCCGGTATTTAGTTCTCCGATGGCTCCGGCCTCGTTTCCGTAAAGGTTGAGGCTCTCCGACAGTAAAGCGTCCGTATACGCGGAAGTTGGGTCCGTTGAACTCGTGGCCGTTGACACCAAATTTTGGAGTGGGCCTTGAGCAATAACCTTGTAGAAGTAGTCGCTATTGAATGACCCGTCTCCGCAATCGAACTTCAGAGTTATGCTCTGTACTTGGGTTGGATCGTCCACGAACAAGTAAAGACCTATGTAGTCGGCTTGGTTTCCATCTACGGTTTCGCTTACGGGGATCGGCTTTCCGCCAAAGTTAAGGTCGATTGTTGCGGTTGTGGACGCCGGTACGGTCACCGATAGAGACAGGCTCGATACCGTTGATCCAGAAGTGTGAGTTTTCGTGAAATTAGCAACAAACCCGGTTGGGGTTACCAAGAGAACTAGAACGTCTTCCGTGCTCCCTATGGTGAGAACTTGAAACAACCCTATCTGCGTCGGGTCCGCTACCGATACCGTTTGAATCCCAATGGCGGGAACCCCGGATGTAAGCGTTGTGTTGACATACTGAGGAACTGTCGGAGTGATTGTTCCCGGCAAAACCGTATACCCCGATGGGCCGTTCTCGTAGTTGTCCAAAGTGACTAGAGTCGTCGGCTGTTGAGACTGAGCCTGCACGGGGAACTGGGGTGGGAAAATCCCAAGCTGTTTTGGTGCCGCAAAGGTTCCATCGTCCTTGAACATCCCTGCCGCGTCCGCAAAAAAAGCAGTCGAGGTTGATGTCCAGTCGGTATTACAGTAAGACTGAATCGAGCACGGACTCCCGCTGAAGGATGTAGAAATCTTTGTGAACGCCCCGAACGAAAGCGAAGACTTCCTCCACAAAGCTCCGTCCGAGGTCACGGCGTACCTTGCATAAGCTCCGGCCAACTGTCCCAACTTGAAAATCGTTTTTACGCTTCCCGATAGAGGATAGACTGGCTGGCCGATGGTCCCCTGAGCATTGACGATCACGCTTCCAAGCCGCTGCGCTAAAGCGTTTTCTGCAAGCTCCTCCACGTTCGTCATCGCGAGGTACATATCGTTTGGCGCAGTGTCATCTGTCAATCTGGCACTTATGCCTTTTGACGTAAACAACATAGGCCATTCTTTGTAGACTGGATCAGGCATCAATCAAAAGTTTAGGCTCATTTGTCCATTATTCCCACTAGAATTTAGTTTCCGATGACGGAGGAGATGTGCTTCTGAAATCTTTTTCAATGGAAATTTCCTGATCTGGAGGGAAGTTTCTGAACTCAACGTCATCCGATGCTACGAGCAAGACGTTCTCCATTTGGATGTACAGGTTGGTCACCATCAGTTCGGGAATCATCCTGCGGTTCTGAGCGAGAAGTTTATTGTAGACCTCGTGTATTTGCTTTCTTGTCACTCTGACTATCTTCACGATTCCCTCCACTTCACAATCGCTTTCGGTCCCTCTTTGATAATGGATGTTGGTAGCTTAATCATTTGCGTCCAGACACACTCAAGCGTTGACCAATCCATGAATACCACCGGAAAATCTTCGCTTCCATCAACACACCAACCGCCAATCCACCGCTCATGGCGAATTGTTCCATCCGGTTTGCGGTAGTAGCGGTCTTGGACTTCAACCATTCTGCTCACGCCTGCGCCTCCTGCCTGACCAACGGCCTCTTGGACGCTTCCTGCATCCGCCTGACCATCTCGTTCAAGCAATCCGATTCACTTCGCCTTGCGTAGCCGTTCTGAGGGTCTTGGGCCATTGACTCCATCGCATCCGTCCACTCTTCCCACAGTTCCTTGTTGCTCATGCTTTCAACGTTCACCGCTTACTCCCCGGTCCAGAATTTCTCAAGCACTTCCTTGACGCCGATCATCACCATTCCGTATGGGGTTCTATAAATCTTGCCTTCGCTGATAAATTGAAAGTCCCTCTCAAGCATGTGACCGTTGGCGATGCGGATCTTTTCAAGTGCAAGTCCGGCCATCATCAAGTTCTGCTTGTGTCTTTCCATGATTTCTCTTTTGCGGTCCATCTCCCTTTGGAGTTCGTCCTCAATGTCCTGTCCGATGATTCTCTCAAGAATAGACAATGCGGCATCCATGCGCTCACGAATGAATTCATCCTTGAGATTTCTCTCCGGCGCTCTTTCGATTCCACCGTAGGTCATCATCTGGACATACTCCTTGGCTCCGTAAACAGCGTCCGGTTGCATGGTTACTCCAAAATTTGGAATCAACTTGATTCATGCGGCGGTTCTCGGCCTGTATTTCCGAGAGGCTATGGGTTGCAGAGGCCCCGAAGGTACATGCTTTCCACCTGCCAGCGCACGTCGCCAGAGTGTTCCCACTCCACCCGCCGCACCATCCCCATTGAAGGGGACGCCATTAGGGGGTTGGAGTCGAGAACTGAACCGAAATCGACTGGGTGAGTTGAGCGGGTGGAGGCGCTGCGGCTTCGGTTGTGACCGTGAACGCCTGAGTCCAAGTTGAAACGACGCCATCGGTGTCAGCGACGGTGCAAGCCGCTGAACCGGAGATGGGGCCTGTCGAGGCCGCTACGCCGGTCACGGTGGCGGTAAGGCCGTCTGCGTTGATAACCACGGTCGCGGACGGGTCCGAGAACGTGTACGAGACGGTAGAGACAACGCCGCCTGAAGGTGTGACTCCATCGGCCAGCAAGGGAACGATGGAAGCCTGTGAAGTTTGGCCGACTGTGAGAGTGACTGAATCCATGACTGAATCTCCTGTGAATTGAACTGCGATTGCAGCGGTTAGGGGGTTATGGGTTGGATGCAGGAGGCGATGGACCATGCGCTCGATCTTCTCAACGCCATGTTCTATTCGCCAGCCTACGTTTTCTAGGTACTCCAGACGGCGCTCGATCTCGCTCTTCTCAATTCCGTCCATCGGCGTCCTCCTAATTGTGATACTACCCCGATTTTAGATACAAGTGTCAGAGCAAAAATGAACTACGAATCCTCTTCTTCCGCGTCAGTGAACCGCTCCCCGCAGTCCGCACATTCGTACTCGATGTTTCCCTCTTCGTCTTCGCCGATGATTTCAAGATCGTCACTGCCGCATTCAGGGCAAGCCAGCGTGTCCTCCTCAAGATCATCGTCGAATTCATCAAACTCAAACGCTCCCCTGAAGGCCATCACTTACCCTCCACCGGCTTGTCGCACTGCGCTTCTATCCACTCGTCAATTCTCGAACGCTTGAACTTCCATCGGTTTCCCAACTTGAAAGCCGGTAAAAAACCTTCCGTAGCGTACTTGTACAACGTGTCCGGTGAGATTCCCAAGTAATCTGCCGCCTGCCGGATGTTCATGACCTCGCGGGGTTCTCCTGTTGAGACGGTTTTCACTATTTCTCCCTTACCAACTCAATAACCGTCTGTAAGGAACGAAAAGCGAAGTAGGCGGCGAATAAGAACATGAAGAAAAATAATATCTTGAGAGGACAAGGATAAAACAAGGTTGCAAAGAATGTGAACGTCAACGCTAGAAGAATGCAAAAAGTAACGAAACACATTGCAACGATCAGATCAATCTTTTCCTTCATCGCTTCTCCCTCACCCAGTAACACCCCTCAACTGTGTCCCAAAGATGATCCGTGCCTCGAAGTACAAACCGCGCCTCAGTCGATCCCGGCTTCACCAACTCCAAAGACCGT